CCTGCGGCACTTTCGGTGCATCTGGCGTGCTCGGCGTGTAGATCAGCACGCCCTGCTGATCGTCCAGCACCTCGGTGTGCGGCCGCTTCGAGAGCATCACCTCCACCGGGATCCCCGACGGGTAGGCCGGGCACTCCTGTGTCGGAACTCCATCTGCCGTGCGCACCAGATGCAGGCACGACCAGCACGCCGGGAATGTTTGTGTCACGGCTTCACTCTCCTTCTGCGCTGCCTCAATCGCTTCTTCCAGAACTCCACGACCTCCTCGACCGTCTCCCTCGCATGTGCCGGCATCGCCGCCCTGTCACCATCCATCCACCATGCGAACGACTCGGCGAAGTACTCGTTCGGATCCGACCGTGCGTACTGGCTCACCTGCGGAAGCAAGTCCTGATTCATCAGCGTGTACCTCTGGATGATATGGTCCGAGATCTTGCGCTGCTCGAGGCTTGCCGCCGGCCATCCCGCATCATGCCAGATGCAGTGACCGATCTCGTGTGTCACCGTATGCTCGACAGCTCCCACGCCCTCGCGATGCTTCGTCCACCAGCCCTGCGACTCGGCCGTGGCTGCGAGATTCTCGTAGATCTTCAGCTTCCCGGCATCTGCGATGTGCATCAGGTTCAGCCTGATCCTCGACCGCGCGTTCTGCGCCCCGATGGTGGTATCTCCGAATGCGTATGCCGGAGCCTCGGCCATTCGTCTCGTGAAGAACTCCTCGCCCTTCTCGATCGCGTGGATCTCCTGAATCTCGAACATCCCGATCTCCTCGGAGATACGCTCGAGCGCAGTGTACACCTCCTGCTTGACGTTGTCCGCGAGCGCCTCGAACTGTGCGTTCTCGCGGAATCTGATCGGCAGCTGCGGACCGATGAACGGCGCGCCCGCCGGCGGAGCCTGAGCCACGACTGCCGGCGGCTCTGGCTGCACAGGCGGTGCAGCTGGAGCTGGCGCTGGCTTCGGAGGCTTGCGTACCCGCGGCGGCCTCGGAGGTGGCGGCGGTGGCGCCGGCCTCGGACGCGGTGGAGGTGGAGGTGGAGGTGGAGGAGGAGGCACCGGGATCTCCGGCGGCTCTGGCTCAGGTTCTGGCGGAGCTGGCCGTGTGGAGGCGAATCTCCCGACCACCGGCACAACCACGCACCCGCAGTTGATCGTCTCGCTGGCGGGCAGTATCGGATCGTACGGCCCCTCTGGCTCGTACATCACGCCGTTGCGGCCGAGGAGGTGGAACGGCTCGTCTGCCGGCACGACCGTCCTGTGCATCGCCCGGTGGTTCGGCCTCCACTCCCCGAGCCCCGAGTGCACCCACATCTTCCCGAGATCAGATACCTGAGCCTTCGTCTGCTTCAGCCGTGCGGAGGCCGTCATGTTCTGCACCCGGCCCATCTCCGTCTCGTAGATCACCTGCGCCCGGCCCTCGATCGTGGCGAAGATTGACCGCTCCTGAAGGTTCCGCCCGATCTCCTTCACGATCTCACCCGTCGTCTTCTGCCCGAGCACGCCGAGCTGCACCTCGGTCACGATCCTGCCTCGAGCGTCATCGGTCAGGCGTGTGATGAGATCCGCCCGGTACGACCGGAGGTTCTCGAGCAGCGTCTCGTCGAGATACGGCAGCGCGGTCATCCGCCCGCCCGACTTGATCGCATTGTCGATGAGCTTGATCCCTCGGACGAACACCCGCCGGCCGTCCTCGGTCATCACGTCAGCGAGCCGCGTGCCGTACTCTCGCATGATCCCGTCGAGCGAGGTCTTGATCTTGTCTGACAGCGTTGCATCGACGGATCCTGCCTCGACGACTGCGAGCACGACCTGCTGCCGGAGCTGGTCCACCAGCGCACGGACCTTCATCTCGCCCTGCGAGGTGATCGACGCCAGCTCCTTCAGGACGTCATTGATCGCCCGGCGTGTGCCCTTCGATATGCGGCCCTTCGCAGCCATCAGTCGATCTTCACCACGAGGAACTTCTTGCCCGTCGGCTTCGGCTTGCGCTCCGCGTACCCTTCAACCTCGATCGGGTGGCCGGACTCGTACCGCGTGTCAATGCGTATCTCCACAGAGCACGTATCGAGCGCATCGCGGTCTTCCTCGGCCTCGTCCCGGTAGTACAGCAGCGTGCTCCAATGGTACTCGCCGTTCAAATCGAACGCCAGCGGCAGGTCGAGGTCGTTCCCGCTCGCCTCGATCAGCTGCGCGATCAGCTCTCTGACTGTCACAGTCGCCCTCCTCCCCGACAGTTCGTGCACCTCACGTACCCGTCGCCCTCCAGCGCGTGTCCCGTGCCTTTGCATACCGTGCACGGCGGATGCGCCGCCTGCTGGAGTACGAGCAGCTCCGCGAGCAGCTTCGAGATCTCGTTCAGCATCCCCGTCTGCATCATCAGCTCGGCCACCACAGCGTCGAAGAACGTGAGCCCGGTGCCATTCTTCGGCTGCCCGCCGTCGGTCATCGATGTTGACATCATGCCGCTTCCTCCTCCTCCGGCACCTCGACAGGCTTCTTCTGCTTCTCGCCGCCCGGCGGAGGCCCGGCTTGATCGTACATCTTCTCGATGTTCTCCTGCTTCTCCTCCTCGCGCTCCTCCTTCAGCGTCTCCACGTCCTCGTCAGCCGGCACCTCGATGCCCATCAGCGTCAGGTTCGAGTCCACGACCTGCTTCGCCGTCTCGTCACTCACCCACGCATTCTGACGCGCCACGGTGAGCGCCGCGACGACCTGCTGGAAGCCCGCAGCGATCACACTGGCGTCCCTGCGGTTCAGATCGTGCAGGTACACCGTCGTGTCGAGGTATTCACCCTTCTCGAGATCCATCCGGCCGGCGATCACAGCCTGATCGATGACGAACTGTGCCAGCTCCTTCACGATGTTGCGCACGTGCCGCTGCATCGACTGGAGCATCTTCAGCGTCGGCACGGCCATCGCCTCTGCGCTCGCGCGGTTGGACGACTCCCCGGTGCCGAACCACGTGAGCGGGAAGCCCTTCGAGCCGATGATGAATGTCTCCATCGACAGGAGAGCGCGCTCGATGTCCTGAGCCTTCAGGTCTGGAGCGACCGCGTTGTACTCCACGTTCTCGTTGTGCAGGCGTGCAGCTCCTGTCTGTGGAGGCTGGAACGAACTCTTCCGCGCCTCGATCTGCGCCTCCGACAGGCCGGTCATCTTGACTGACCAGAAGAACGTGTTGCGCGCCTGAAAGCCTCGCAGCGCCTCGAACACGAACTGATCCAGCAGGTCGAGCCAGTCCAGATGCTCAACGAGGAAACCTGTGCCTCGCGTCTGGTTGGCAACGCGGTTCAGGCGGTAGTAGATCACCTCGCCTGTCAGCCGTTCGTATGTCGGCGACGTCGGATTCGTGTCCGGTGACACGACGGCCAGCTTGATCCCGTTCGGTGTCGCGCCCACGGTGATCGATCTCACCTCGCGGATGTTCTTCGGATTGACCTCGACCTCGGAGATGTTGCCGGGATCGATGTACCCGAACCTCACGAGCCCGTCGCCGGCCACCTCCTCACCTCCCGGCGTCGTGCGCGAGCGGACCGTCACAGGTAGCGCCAGCTCACCGAACAGCACGAAGTCCTGCACCAACATCGGCATCTCCTGCTCGAGGCGATTCACAGGATCCCTCGCGAACTGGTTCCAGATCTCCTGCGCCTCTGCACTGGCGTCCTCCTGCTTCTCCGGCTGCCCGTCGGTGCCCGACTTGAGGATGTTCAGCTCGACTCTGAAATCATCGCCCGAGCAGAACTGCACCACGATGTCGATCATCCTGCGCGCGAGAGGATTGCGTTGCCAGAGCGAGAAACTCAGATCCTGTGCACGCTTGAACTGCATCGGCATCAGATCACGCTGGAGCGATGTCAGGCGCCGGTAGAGATAGGCATCTGCGTCCTCCATGTTGTCCGACGTGTATGCTTCGCGGAACTGCGCCGACAGCTTGCCACCCGACAGGCGGTCGATCAGCGTCACGAGAAAGTTCGCCATTTCAATCTCTCCCCTCATAGGTTTCTACAAAACGAGAATCCGAGGCACTGAATGCGCTCCAGATTCACAGATCCCACTCGAACTCGAACTTCGAGTTCGAGTAGAATCCGAACCTCGAGTTCGAGTCTCTCAGGCATCGCTCACCAGATTCGTCGCCTGCTGTCCTCGAAGGCTGCGCGCACATCCGCCAGCGATGCCCTGCGAGCCTCCGGCACCAGATCCTCGGACGTGACCGCAGCACCGCCCCGACGATACCGCGTCCAGTTCCAGTACACCGCCGCGTCGCCTTTGTTCGGACTGCGGCCGAGCCTCCGGCGGATCTCCTCCTTCGGCTCGATGAAGATCTTCCCGTCCCGCGTTCCCCACTGCGGCGTGCACAGATCCACCCACAGCTCACGGTCGTCCGGCAGCACGAGGCCCGACTCCTCGCGGAACTGGAGGTCGAGCCGCATCTGCCACCACATCTGCGCGCGCAGATTCTTGAACTGCTCCGCCATCCTGACGTCATTCGTCCAGACAGGATCCGCCTGCTCACCTGACTGGATGTCCACGATCTGAGATCCGAGGCGGTGCAGCTCGTTCACTGTGCCTGCACCCACGCCGATACCATCGACGCCCACCAGCTCAGGCGCGATGTGCTCGACCTGCATCAGCTGGTGGATCTCAGATCCGAGCTGGTTCGCATTCGGGCACTGGAAATCCCGCACGCTCATCAGCCGGCTGCCGGATCCGACTGCGATCGCCGCCCTGTCGCCTGTCTCCGAGTTTGCCACGTCCACGCCGAGCGCCTTCGGTCCCTCACGCCAGACCTCCGAGGCTGCGGATCTCTGGCACCACTCCCACCGGATCAGCGCGGTCTGCGACTGGAGCGGCGAGATCCCGCGTGCCCTCGACTGGTACATCGGATGATCCTCCCCGCCGTACCGCTGGCGGAGCATCTCGACACCCTCGAGCGTCTGTGCACCCGGCACGATGCTCGGATTGTGACAGACGACGTTCGGATGATCGAGCGCGGAGATCCTCACGGACCTGACTCGCGGCTGCTGCGCGAAGTACGAGAGCGTATCGTACTGGCTGTCGGGATTGCCGAATGCGACGATCATGTTGTGCGGAGCGATGGAGGTGTTCTGGAAGGCGGTCAGGACGGCCTGATGGATCCCCGGCGTCTCCTCGAGGATGATAAGCATGTGCTGCGCGTGGAAGCCCTGCGCTCTGGTGGCGGAGTTCGATGCCTCGTCGGCAGACACGCCAGCCACGAAGCCGACTGCGAGCCACGAGTCCAGAGGCGGTCGCATCCTCAAGCGTAGCATCTGGAGTTCGCCGAGGCCGAAGTGTGGATGCAGCCGCTGCACTTCCTTCCAGATGTGCAGCCTCAGCTGCTCGGCCTTCGGTGCTGTCGTGACGACCAGACTGTCCTCCCAATTCTCGAGAAACCACATCAGGATGCAGGCGCCGAGGAACGTCTTGCCCACGCCTGTCGCACTGAACACGGCGGTCCACTGGCCGGCTGCGAGGTTCCCGAGGATCTCCATCATCGGATTCGGCGTGCCATCCCACCGATGACCGCGATATTCCCGGCTGAGCTTCCAGTCGATCGTCCGAGGATCCACGCCGAGCCGCTCGCTCATCCAGCGCCACGGCTTCTCGCGATACTCTGACAGCTTAGTTCTTTGCGCCAGCTTTCGAGCCAGCGGAGCGGGAAGCGTCTCTGGTGAGACTGATACCCGCCTTCTTGAGTTCTTCACGCAGATCACTCCACGGATCATCCGGTACCTGCCGCGCCGAGGTCTGTCCATCGACGTCGTACCTGAACACGTCCCGCCAGCCGGCGACATTCTTGAGCGCGAAGATCACCATCGCCGGATTGACCTTCCTCGAGAGCCCGAGCTTGAACAGCTTCGCCTCCTGCATATCCTTTGCTTTTTTGAGGGATTGCGCGAAGTGCTCGTTCTTCTCCGCCCATCTGGAGAACGACTCCCACGCGAACCCCTTCAGGATGGCGAAGTCCTTCAGCCAGACATTCTTCGGATCGCGGAACCAGACCAGCATCTCCTCGCCGAGAGCCTCGATCACAGCTGGCGTGAAGATCGGCGGCCTGCCGTTTTTCTTGCTCACGTGTTCACCACCTCCTCCTCCTGCTCCTGCTCCTGATCCTCGCGGATCCTGTCCTGTGCCCGCAGGTATGCCATCGATGCACGTCTGCGGTGGAACAGTTCACGGAGCTTCGGGTAGTTCAACATCCTGACAAACTCCTGTTCGTCGCGCCCGAAGTAGTATTCCATCTCAGCCACGGCCGTCGGCAGTCGATCTCCGCGCGGATTGAATGACAGTTCGCCGTGGGTGCTCAGGCCGTGGACCATCATCGAGAAGTTTCTGCGTGTCAGCGGAGTCCAGTGCTTGCCGACATATCCCCGCTTCGGATCGATGGAGAAGATCGGCTGGTATCGCATCGGGAACGAAGCGATTTGAAATCCGAACTCTGCCGTCAGCTCTGCCGAGACTTTGATCCGATAGTACACATCCTCCGGCGTGTCGGTGAAATTCCAGAGCACGTAAGTCATGAAGTATCCCTGCGTGAAGCCGTGGGCGATCATCAGCCTCACGGCTTTCTGATAGTGCCCGTCCTCCTGTTTGCCATCGAAGGCAAAGCGTATCGGGTTGAGCGGCAGTCCCTCGAGCGCCGCTGCGCGCTCCTCGGTCATCAGGCGGCAGTCGATGCCCTGATTGAAGTCGAAGCTGGTGATCCGGCCGGAGCGCGTGAGCCTGCGGAGGTGCGCGACATCCTCGAGCCAGCCATCAATCGGCTTCGCGAGCCAGTTGTTGTCGTAGAACAGCACGCGCTGCGCGCGTGCGTGGAGGCGCTGATGCCAGTGCGGCTCGTGTGTGAAGCGGTCCTCGAGCTGAGGCACCATGCAGAAGGAGCAGTGCCTGACACAGCCGCGCGTTGTGTAGGCGATGCTGTACTCTGGTTCGTGTCCGAGGAGAGAGTAGTCCGGCACGACATCCTCGGCCTCTGGCAGGAGTCCGCGGTGGATCTCCAGATCGCCGAGATGCTCGAACACCTCCGGCAGGAGTGTTGCGGCGATGCCGCCGACGCGGATGCGAGCGACGAGAGGCTTCAGCCGGCGGATGAGAGCGATCGCGGCCGGGATGTCGTAGGTGAAGCAGGTGGACACCCACGCCTCGTCAAACTGGCCGCGAGGCAGCCGGTTGATGAACAGCTCGACCTCGTGGCCCTGAGATTTCAGCATCGCGCCGATCTTCAGGAGCGGCAGAGGATACAGCGTCGCACTGCGTGAGGCGTAGATCAGAGCAGCCCGCATCGCTTCATCACTCCCCGGCCGAGCTGGCGTGCGGTGGATCCTTCGCCGTCGGCCAGCCACTCTGTGACCTGCTTGATGAACTTCCTCGGGATGACGATCTGGATGACCGCATCCTCGACACCGGAGAGCTGCGCGTTCTCCGCCTCCAGATCGTCGAACGAGTACTGATCGTGGAACTGACCGAGCATGATCTCAGGCAGATCCACCTCGCGCATCAGCTCGTCGATGTCGAGCCCGGCCTCCTCGGTGAACTCGAAGAAGGAGCGGTCATCGAGCCGGCCATATCGGGAACTCGAGATGAGGATCATCTCCTTCGCCTCGCGCTCGTCACGCGCCTCGATGCGATCCGCCGGCACGAGATCACCCTCGATGGTGAACCCCTCGCCGAGCATCTCCCTCAGCACCGTCACGCGCGCATGTCCATCGACGGTCATCATCGATCCGTTGTGCCGCCAGTAGAAGATCGGGAACCTGATGCCGTGCTTCTCGATGGACGTGCGCAGCTTCTTCTTCGCTTCAGGTGAAAGTGTTTTGAGTGTGCCCTGTAATGGTGTGAGCCGGTCGAGCGAGATCATCTCGCTGCCGGTGCAGCGGATCGGGATCGTCTTCATCACGT